ATACCGTAATTAAACAAATCGGTGTTTGTTTTTTTCAAGCATAATTTTGTCCAAAGATTTAATAATTCTTTATTTTCCATAGTTTTATTTTCAAGAGTTATAATTTATTTTATTTTCATACGCTATTTGTTCCTTAATAACAAACATATTTTCTTTAATGTAATTTTTTACATCACCATAACATTTATTGTTTTCATACAACCACAACAAATAACTGGCTGGGATATTAGCCATTGTATCACCTTTATATTTACCAAAAGGCATTATCGAATTATCATCCATAATAAATAAATTAAAATAAATTATTCCATAATCCAACCCACATAAAAAGGAAAAACTGTATTATTATTGATACAAATGAATAAAAAGCGTTATATTTACCTTTAGCTTCTCCATGTTTTGCACAATTTAATATAAACCCACCAAATAGTAGGCATAAAATAATAATCTTAGCTATTTTCATAATTTTATATTTAAGTTGTTAATTAATTCAATTTAAAATAAATTACTCCCCAATCCAAGCTAACCAGCTATTAACTATTGCATAAAACTTTTTAATTATTAAGCAATTATCCATAAATAGCCATAACATACTACTAATGATAGTAATTAAAATAAACAATACTATTACCAATGGTACAGATAATATTTTTAAAAGTCTTTTTGCTGTTGCTTTCATATTATATTATAAGTTTAAAATTTTTAACTACGGCAATAAAATAGTTAGGTGTAATACTAAGACTCACCTCTAAGTTCTCTGCGTTCTAAAACTTCACTTTTTTCCGTATAACCATCAATAAGTGCTTCGCCTATTTTATCCCATGACACCCACAATTCAGTGCATGTTATATTACCTGTTTTTAATTTTGCTCTCTTGTTTAGATGAAGCATTATACCTTCTTTTGTTACATTACTATATCCAGTAATAATAATATCTTTAATTTCGCTCATTTTAATTTATATTTAGTTAGTCATTTAATTCGTTCTTTGTATGTATCTCCGTCCAGCATTTCTGATTAATCCATGTTGTTAGCACTTTCCATTCTGGCACAAATTTACCAACTTCTTTAAAAGCCTTGCGCCATTTTATTTGGTTTTGTAAAGCTGGTAGGAGTTTAGGTATTATCTCATTCCAATCCTTATTTTTATTTGTAAAGTTTTCAAACTCTTCATTTAATCCTCTTTTAGTTCCAATATAACTAACTCTGAATTTTTCAAATTCTGCTTTTAAATTTTCATTAAGATTAAGATTTTCATTAACATTTACATTATTATTAGCTTTTGTTTTGCTTATCTTTCGCTTCCGTTTCGCTTCCATTTCGCTTTCTTTTTACTCTTGTTTTGGTTGTTTGCCGTTAATATATCTTTGTCTATTTGCCTCTAATTGAGGCTTTATAAGAATAAATATTGTTTTAGAAATTCCGGTTAATTCAACTTCATTAAAATTTAAAGAGAACTCAAAAATTGCTTTAAAAACTTCATTTTGGTTTTGTTCTGGAAGCTCTTTTATTGCTTCATAAAAACTCCTGTAAAAAAAATAAAACTATCTCTATTTTCCATAAAATAAAAAACCGGAAGGGTGCTGTTCAGGTAGCGGTACAAAGACACTCCCTTGCAGTTTAAAACTGCACACCCAAACCGGAATATTTTTATTGAGATTAAACATTGTACTATTGTAATTTGAACATTGCAAATATAAACAAATTTTCAATATAAAAAATAATTAGTGAACTTTTTTGTTAAAATTTTTTTTATAATAAAGGAATTTTCCTTAAACAAACTCGTGGTTTATATCTATATATTTTTTTATTTGTGTTGAATCTTGGTTGTTATCTACAATAGTTGCACAAGCTAAAACATCTAATTTTCTTAATGCTTTTTTTATTGCTGATAGTGATTTATATTCTTTAATTTCATGGTATTTAAAATTACTATCTTTAAATCGTGCAGAAAAACTATGTTTAATATTAGGATTGGAATTTTCTACTTGCTGACCTGCAAATTCAGCGAGAAGCATTACTACTTCTCGGTATGGTATATTTCTTTCAGAATTAGTCCATCCTCTTTCTTTTAAATATTCTATTACTATTTCAAAATCTATACTCATATTTTTATTAAGTTTTAATTTTCTGTTTTTATAATCATTTTACTTTTGGTAATTCTTTAAAACATTTATCACATTGCCTAACTCCATATATGTAGCGTTTAGGTTTTTTGCAAGAGCAAACTGAACTATTAATGTATAATAAGCGTAATTTCGCCTGATCCTTATCAAATATTTCTAATGTTTTCATAAAATTTTTTTAATCTTTTTTTAAAGTAGAGCAATATTGTTGTTTACGCAAAGCTAACATTAGTCATCCGAATAAACACAATGATATTCGATAGTTAATTTAGCTTCTCTTGTAAATTTAAGATCAACATACTTTCCTTCTCTAACAATCTTTACTTTTTTACGCTTAAATTTCGCTTCAAGTTCTTTATTATCACTTATTATTTTAATGCGATAATCTTCTTTAAACTTGTTGTAATCGACTGGATAAAGTTCTTCCACATCAAGTGAAATTTCATCTCCGATTTTAAATGGATTTGAAGTTAAATCATACATTGATGTAATTTGAGTTTCTTCTTCGTTGTCTAAATAAAAATGTATATTCATTTCGTTTAAGTTTATTTGATGTATATTTTATCTGGAAGTTTTTCGATTTCTGTTTTTATAAACTTTTTTTTAATCTTTTTTTAAAATAGAGCAATATGGTTGTTATAAACTATTAATTTCTTTAATATAATCGTCAACATTTATTTCATCTAAGAAATTACACTCATCAAATTTATCTGATAACCATTTGGAATAAGAAATTAACAGTTCACTTCGTTGCATAACAGCAAATATGGTTAATTTTTCAACAGCCGTATCGTTATCAAACCCCCCCCCCATTCACCAGTATCTCTATTATAACAGTTACATTCATTTATTATTTTTTTTATTTCTTTTTTCATGTTTGTGTTATTTACGTTAAAACTAACCATATTTGCGAACCGTTATATGTAATTTTAATCCGAAATATTCCCGACAATTTCAAAGTCACCGATATGGTCTCCAAAAAAGAAATTACCATCGCATCTATGGCATGAAATACAAATGTATTTAGTCGTAATGTCTAATTGAGCAAACTCAAATCCGTTACAATTTTCACACCAGACGATACATATTCCATCGGCATCATAATCACCTTCAAAAACCTTTTTGCCATTTTTGTCTTTTTGATTAATAAACTGGCTTAATGATTTTGGCTCAATGCCAATCCATTTATTTTCGTCAATTTCCATAAAAATATCATCTCGTTTTCTTTTAATGGTCATACTTTCGACCCATTCACCAGTATTAATCGATTTTCCTTTAAATAATATTTCTCTTTTCATAATTTTTCCTCCTCATTATCAGTTTCAAAATGTTCAGGATTCTTAATTCTGCCTTTATTTGCTCCGTAGCCTAAGAGTATAAGAAAGGCTAACAAGGCTATTATTATTACTGTCATAGATTTATTGGTTTAAAAGATTATTATAAAAACATTCTGCTTCTTTGTCTGCTTTTTGCATTTATAAATAATAATGTATTTGCTATTAAACATATAAAACGAAGCTCTTTCAAAAGAAGTTAAACCGCCCTCAACCAGTTTTTGCATGGGACTTTTAATTTCAAATTCCTTTATAATTTCGTAGTCATGTTCACAAAATAATTTCATTTTATTTAAAATATAATAGGTTTTATATCAATTTCTCTTATTTTTAAATTTTTAGCATAAACAATCGCTTCTTTATCTGTATTACCTGGAATTCGTATTCTTCCTTTACAAACACCATCTTTAAATACAATTATATAATATTTTGACATATAATTTTTATTTTATTTAAAATATTTACATTTTTCACAATTACCTAGTGCTAAAAATTGATTACAATCAATCGGTCTATTATTTTCTAAACAAACCGATTTTATAACACCAGATAAAATTAATTGTTTCATTACATAGTTAGCACCAGCAATAAATCCATCATATTGCCCCGTTGCTACTTCACTTGTTAAAGTATGATTTGCATACTCTTTTGCTTTTTCTTTAATATGGTTCTTCGTTATCATAGTTATTAAATCTTAAATTACAACTAATTTTATCTGTAAACATTATGGAGTAATTCGCTTCGCTTTACGACAAGGCGAATTTTTGTTTAAAATTTTTAGTGCTTTTTCTAATTGTTCAATTCTAATTTTAGTTCCATGAATTAAATCTTCATCTTTTAAATGTTTGAAATTATCCAAATGGATTTTCTCATCCTTTAGTGCGTCTGTTAATATAAAAATAGCATACCTCATATTATAAAAATTTTAAATATTTCAAAAATTCTAAACCTTGTCTATTACTCTTTCGTTAATAAAATTAATGTAATCCTCTTGCGACATCTCCACTAATACAGAGTTTTTTATTAATTCTTTCGCAAATACATTCTTTTAAAATTAGTAATTGTTTTTATCCTCGCCCAGAATAAAATAGTCGGTTATTATTTTATCTATAAATTCTGGTGGCAGTATTAATATTTTTTTCTTTGCCATATTAAAATATTTTAAAAATCATCAACTATTATAATATATAGAATAAAACTTACCACTAAAATAAGAGATAACCAAAGCATTATTCCAAATAATAAATTGTTTGGATACCTACTAATGCCATTAGGACAAGTTACCGATTCAGAACTTTCACTTTTCTCAAGTAAGGTTTCTCTTAATTTCATAAGCATATTACTTTTTAAAAGTGGCGATGCAGTATCGGGGATAGCAATAAGTTCGTTATATGAATTCTTTATGTTAATATACCAAAATCCTATATCTTCATTAGGAGTTTTATATAAAACAGATGTATAACCAGTCGTTAATTCATTTTTTTTCGGCATAATCAATAGCAATTTTTAATTGAGATGTTGCTATTTTAATTGTATTTGCGTCCGCCGCTCTTTTCAGATAACCTTTGCATTGTTGTTCAAATATAATGCTTTTTACAATTACTGTTGTTGCAGTTGATAAAAAAATAATCATCATAATTACTGCTAATACTGTCATTAATGTTTTCATTTTTTTAATTTTTGATTTATAATTTGGTTTATTTCTTTCTTTGCCATAATCTTAATTTAAAAAGGATATTTTAAATCATAACTTAATCTAATTCTGAAAATTGTCAATGATATAATTAGTCCGCATTCTTTATCAAATTTTATATCAAATTCTATTAATGAAAAATGTGAAGCATAATAAATTGATATTTCTTTATACCATTTATTAAAAGATATTGATAATATTCTTTTCATATAATTTTTTATTTATTTTTTAAATTATAGTTTGCCATTCACACTTATCACTTATTGCGTTGCTTTCTTTCAGATCAACAATCATTTTAATTAATCCTTCGGAATGTTGCTGCTTGCGGAGTTCACTCAATTCGTTTTCTCTTATTATCTGCTTGTTTTCAAACAAAATTAAGTATCTTTTGATGTCTGGTGTTTTATTGGTTGTTAACAAGTTTGTACACGATAACCATTCTACTAATGTTTTGCAATTAGTCATTTCTTTACCTTCAAGCGAAATAAACCATTCTCCGCCATCGTGCCAGATTTTATATCTTTTCTTTGTATCTAAAGAATTAATAACATCTTGAATATTTAATGAAACAGTAATATCAGATTTAAACATATTTTATGTATTTTTAATTAAAATAGCTTTTCGGTTCGGAATATCCACTTCATAAATTGTCCCGCATTTACAATGACAAGGAGAATGTCTATTGACATCAGCTAATACATTATCAGGGCAATTATCTAACTCATAAACTTCCAAAAAACAATCTCCACTTTTAGTTTGGAAATCATTTTTCTTTCCGCATTTTGGACATTTTACTAAAACAGTATCAAATACTCCCATAATATATTTATTTTAATGATTAAATTTTAAATTTATTAATCACAATACTGTGACATGGTTTCATAAAAAGTTTTTACCATCTTTTCAAATTCTGGCAAGTCAATATCTTTACTCACATTCATATCAATTCTGTTATCAATATTAATTAATCTACATTGATACATTATGCTAATTCTTATTGCCATTGATTTATCATTTTGAAACCTTCTTAAATTATAAAAGAGTATGCCAACTTCATATATTTTCTTTTTTCATTTTTTTGTTTTTATAAAATATAAATCTCAGTGTTATTATTTGAATATAAAACGTTTTGTTTATTATAATTATCATATTTTATTTTTCCTGAAATAGTAATCAAATCTTTATTCTTTTTAGCCTCTTCTAACTTTTTCTTATATTCTTTCCACTCATCAGACCATATCGTGATTAGAATCTGTTCATAATTACTAAGAATTCTCATGCTACCAAACTTACCTTTTTTAGTTTTTCTTTCAACAAGTGTCAGTATTTCTCCTGCCACTGATGCTCTTTTATAATCTTTTTCAACATCAAAAAAATCTTCTGAATTAATAAACATACCAGCGAGTTTCTTTGATTTTTTCTTAATTATTTCAGGAAAACATAAAATGCCAAAGCCTGTAAGTTCTCGTTGTTTTCGTAAAAAATTAAAACCTTTTGAATAATAACTTTGTTGCTCTTTAGTTATTAAATCACCAGTAATTTTATGCAAAGATTCTAATAATTCAAATCTATCTGCTGCTTCTTCTATTTCATATAGATTATCAAAAGCTCCAGAAAGTATCAAAACCTCTACAATATTCTTTCCACAGTGCTTTCCTTTCATTCTATTAATAAAGTTCTTGAGACCCTTAAACTCTCCATTCTGTTTTCGTTCCCTTACAATACACTTCACTATTGCTTCTCCGACACCTTTAATACTCTTTAAAGACCAATAAATTACATGACTTTCAACATCACAAGTAAAAGTTCCTTTAGAATAATTAATGTCTGGAGGAGACAGTGTTAAATCTAAATTTCTCTTCTTTATTTCATTTATCAATGCAGGTATATCCTCTGGCTTATTATAATTAAAACTAACACAATAAAACTCTTCTGGATAATAGCACTTAAGATATTGACACCAATACGACATTATAGAATAAGAGGCAGAATGCGATCTGTTATAGCCATAGCCACTAAAAAATAATAATTTTTTCCATATTTTTTTTGCTTCATTTTTCTCACAACCATTCTTTAATGCTCCTGAAATAAATTTCTTTTCAAATTCTAAAAATTCTTCTTTTTTAAAATGCTTTATCATTGACCTTATGCGATCAGCCTCAGACAAAGAAAAACCACCTAAAATATGCACTGCTTGTATAATTTGTTCTTGATAAACAAATAAACCATGAGTTTTTTTAGTTATTTCTTCTAACATATAATCAAACTCAGGCTCTTTTTTACCATGTTTTATTTCACCATACAAAATATGACTATTACTTTTCATAGGACCAGGGCGAAACAAAGCGTTCATGGCAATTAAATCTTCCATACTATCTGGCTTTACAAATTTACAATAATTCTTTAAACCGCCAGTAGAAAATTGAAATACTTCTTCATTAAAACCTTGAGCAAATATTTTAAACACTTCTTTATCATTCATAGGGATTTTTTCTAAAATAATATCTTCTTTCCTATGATTCTTTATTAATTTCAAAATCATATCAAATTTATCCAACAAATTTAATCCTAATAAATCTTCCTTTAAAAATCCTGCTCTATCTATATACTTCCCTTCCCATTCTGAAACAAGTACATATTGATTAGTTTTCTTATCTAATATCTTTCTAACAGGAACCCATTCAAATATATCTTTTCTTTCTCCATTAATATCTTTTCTTGGAACTATTAACACTGCTGAAGCATGTATAGAGTTTGTTTTTGGTTGTCCCATTACATTTTTCAACTGATTAATTAGCTTAAAATTTTCTTGAATAAATTTTGCTAATTCTATAGATTGTTGAGCATACTTAAATAAATCTTCAAATTTATAATCAAGTTGATCGTCTATCTTTTTAGTTAAAAAATTCATTTGAGAAGGTGTAAAAGATGTGTTAACTCTTGCAAAATCTTTTAAAATGCCCTTTAACTTTAATCTTGTAAAAGTACCAACAGAAGCAACATAATTCTCACCATATTTGCTTTCTAAATATCTCTTAACATCGTCTTTCCTTATGCTGCTATAATCTACATCAACATCAGGTAATTGGTCGGAACGTAATTTACTCTCTTTTAATATCTTAATTATTTTTGCCATCCATTCCCCCATCTTTCATATTTTCCCCAACGAAATCCACCAGCTTGTTCTTGTTTACCATATACACAACTTATAATTTCTCTTGCTTTTATGCCTGTTTCTTCAGAAGCTTCTTTCCAATCTAAATACATCTTAATGTATTTTCCTCTTAAATTCATTTTAATAATTTTTTGAGATTTCAAATATTTCCAATAAAAACCACCTGCTATTTTTGTAAAATTACTACCACCAGCACTACATATTGAACCTCTATTAATCCCTGTCTGTCTAGAAGCATCCCCAGAACCATCATATTCTTTTATAAATTTTTTATTTAGATCAAATTGTAGTATTTTTTGTGACATTCTTTTCCTATTTTTAATTTTTTGTTCTTCAGACCATTTATTATTAAAATTAGGATTATTTTCTCCTTTATTTTGTATTTTTTTTATTTTTCTTAAATTCTCTTTTTGTTCTTCAGACCATTTATTACCAAAATTAGGATTCTTGTCTCCTATTAAATTTTTTCCTAATTCACTCAAATGTTTAATTAATTCTGGATGTTCTTTATAATATTTCTTTCTTAATTTTGAAATTTTCTTAAGAGTCTTTTTCCCTCTCTTTGTTTTATAAAATTTTTTTAAAGATTTTTTAAATTTTTCAACAACTTCTGGGATTTTCATTGGTGAGCCAGAACCAAATTTATTTGCTATTCCAGGAAGAATATTATAGCCTATCTTATTATCTGTAGAGTTAAATTCTTTTATAAAATATTTTTCATATAAATCTAATTGTTCTTGTGTCTTACATTTTATTAATGTAATTCTTTCAAAACTTTCTTCTCCATATTTCTTAATAGCATATTTAATATTTCTTCCTGATCCTATATAATTTTGATCTTCTCCAGAATATTGTCCAATATAAATTTTGCTATTAATTAAATTTGTTGTTAAATAAATAATCCCTTTCATAATTAGCTTTAACTAATTTATACCTGATATTGACTAAGACTTTTAAAATCTTCTTTTGTTAGCTCTTTCCCTTCTTTTAAAAATTCAAAATCTTTTTCTGGAATGTTAAATTTTCTTCCATCATCTAATTCAACAATCAATCTTTTCTCCAAAGTTCCTCTCGTTTCATTCAAAAATCTTTCAAACAATAAATCATATTTAATCGGATCTACAGTTGTTATATCAATTAAAAAAGCAACTAAAGAGCCAGCTACTGAACCACGAGCATTGCCAACTCTTATTTTATTACTCTTTGCCCAACTTATTATATCAAAATTTATCAAAAAATAATCAAGAAAACCTAATCTTAAAATAAAATCTCTTTCATATTGCATTCGCTCTTTATATTCTTTCAATTTACTTTTTTCTACCTTCCCTAATATTTTCTTTCGCCACCCATCTTGAATTAAATAATCAAACAATTCAGTCTTATCTCCCTCATAAGGAAACAAAGGTAATTTTGGGATACCAAGTTGTATTTTAAAGTTACATTCTTCAACAATTTTATTTACATTATTAATTGCAAGTTCTAATATTTGCTCGCCTTCTAAATCATTATATTTCTTCCCTTCTGGAAAATAATCAATTAAATTTCTCACTGATTCTTCTACATCTTTATAATGCTCATTTTTACTATAAGGTCTAAATTCTCCTGCAAGTTTTCCTAAACTTAATCTGGACTCATATTCTTCTGGTTCAAGATAATAAGAGTCATTTATTAAAACTGGTTCTATTGTGTCAGCAAACTCCTCCAAATATTGCTTGATGGAAAACAAATGTCTCTTCTCAAACTCAAGGTTTTCATATTTGACTGAATCCATTTGAAAATATACTTCATCAAAGCACTTCTTTAATAACTTAACATAGCTTTTATTCAAAAAACTTTCCTTGAACAAAACTAAAATTAAGCCTGTTCCAAATTCCAAAAATTGTTTCTCTTTTATAAATCCTTCATTGATTACATTTATTTCTTTATTTATCCTTAATAAATTTTTCCATCCTTCTTCATTTTTAACGTATAATTTTACATCATATTTTTCATTTTCAGTGTTTTCATCATAAAGTATTGTTACTGTCTCTCCTAATATTGGTTTTATTCCTTTTTCTGTACAGGATATTTGAAAAGGTAATGTTCCTGCTAAAGAATTTTTATCTACTATTCCTAAACTTTTATGCCCTAAAAATATTGCCTTTTGACACCACGCTTTTGCTGAATGAGAACCTGAAAGGAGTTCATATTCATCGTGAACACCAAGATGATTAAAAATAATTTTATTTTTATTCTCCGCTTCTCCAAGATATTTAAAATCAATCAAAACGCAAGGAACAATTAAATTTCCTTGTTTGTCTTCTAATTCTAAATTTACTTTTGAATAATAATATTGACCACCAAAAAGAAAAACAACAAATTCAATCCTATTATTTTGTATTGATATTTGTTCTTTTTCTGTTAAAACCAAATTAAAATCCTTATCAATAATAATTTCCTTTTCAGATAAAAGTAAAAAGTTGCCAAATCCTTTTATTGAATTAATATTATCTTCTAAGAAATCTTGTTGAAGCTGTATTTTATTTCTTTTAACCCAATTATTAAATCGTTCTAACATTTTATATTTCTAAGATTTTTAAAAATTTAAAAAGTTCCAACAAAATTATCTCCTCTTTTGTTTAACCTTTTATAAAAAAAATTTCGAGCTAACATACAAAAATCAGCTCTCTTATAAACTGAATTATTGCTTAAAAGTTCTTCTATACTTTCCAAAGCTAATCTTCTTCTATAATCAGTATTATTTGCATCATCAATAATACTGTGCTTATAAATTATATAAATCTTCAATAATTTAAAAATTATAAACAAACCTTTTGAAAAATCTTTTAATTCTTCTTCAAATCCCACTTTCTCAACTTCAGCTTTTATTATTATTCTTAATTGTTGAAGCATATTACAAGTCATTATATCTAATTCATCTAATCTTATCACAGGTGCTTTTGAATTGAAATTAAAATTCAAAGGAACAGTATTTGCATTCGAGTATAATTCTCCTCTTAACATATCAACATTATTACTAATAAACCATTCAAAAGAATCATACATATTTTTTGCAATAGAGTTATCAATATAAAAATGCAAAGACTGGCTATTATGTACCTGCTCGCCTTGTATTATTCCTAAACAATTTGCCATTAATTCTGATAAAAAACTAAATTGAAACACATTAGTAGGTAATCCCCAATGTACATCATTTGACCTGTTTTGAACGGTTGTAAATAATTTATTATCTCTTATCTTTAACATCACCATACAATTGCAAGCTAGATCTTTTGATTTAACTCCAAGGTCAAAAAAAGGATTCCACAAAGTTAAAACAACTCTCCTATCTTCAGAGTTTTCACTAAACATTTTAATAGCTAATAAAATTTGGTCTATAAACTTTCCTTCTGATTGCGTCTCAATACTATCTTGACCATAATAGCGCAATCTAAAACCATAAGGAGCATGAAATGCCTTTCCGTTATCTGAAAAATCAATCATACGAGAATTAAAAAACTTAAGAAATTCTACATCTTTTTGCCCAGTCCAAATCCACAATGCTTCTGCTAATAGAAAGAAAATATTAATGTCTCTGCCAAAACCGCCTACACATCTTTTAACAGGCTTTGTTATTATAGTTTTAAAATTCAATAATTCTTTTGTATTGCCAAACCTTGATTTCTGTTCTAAAGCTTCTTCAACCATATATTTATTTATTAAAGGATACACCTCTGAGAATGTCGAGGATTTTGAGCAATTCAATATTTTATCTAGCATATTTTATTATTTTTTTTACTTGTTTATAACTCTGTCTCAATAAATAACTTTGTTGGCAATAAAAAAGGCGACCATACGGTCGCCTCTTTCAAAATTTAAAGAAAACTATTTGTTTTGTTTTTCAACAGCATCAGGACGGCGAAATAGTGCTTTTCCTTTATAAAGAATAACAACGTATTCACCACGATTACCATCGATATGTTTTAAGTAAACCCCCACCACTTTCTTTTCTTCTTTAATGAAGACAATCTTATCGCCTTCTTTTAATTTAGAAGAAGTTTTTGTTTTTGATTCAACTTTCGGTTCTACTTTCTTTCCGTTCTTTTTGTTGCTGGTAACGGTTTCAGCTTTTTTAGTTTCAGCTTTTTTGCTTACTTCTTTTGTTCCCGATTTTTTAGTTTTTGTTCCCATGATTTCAATTTTTAAGTTTAACAATTTGGTTTTACAATTTTAGTTTACATTTTCGAATTTACAAGCTAATTAAAGGTATTTTTCAGTACAAACAAAATTTTTTCATACTTATTTTTCAAAATATTTTATAATTAACAGTGAATTAAATTATTATAACATGACATTTTTATATAAAAAAAAGCGTTCAAATTGAACGCTTTTACCTTTTTAATCAAAATTACCCCTACCTTTTTCCTTTTTTCAATGATAATTTCGATTTCTTTTTAGGAACTTCTTCCTCTTCAACATCATCATCTTCGTCGTCCTCATCTTCGTCGTCAACAACCTTTTTAGCAGGTTTTTTAGTTGATTTCTTTTTGGGAGCTTCTTCCTCGTCGTCTTCGTCTTCTTCTACTACAACTTTTTTCTTTGGTGTTTCCTCTTCGTCTTCATCGTCTTCATCATCCTTTTTAGCAGCCTTTTTTGCAGGTTTCATTTTCTCTTCTAACTTCTCACGATTTTTACCAAGTTTTTTATCAACACCCTGAAGTTTTTTCACCATAGTTTCAATGATTTCTTCATTCAAAATTTCAACCAATTCAGATACACTTACATCTTTTATGAAATGGAAAAATCCTGAATAATCTTCAACTTCAACTTCAAAAAGACTTTGTATATCCTTCACACCACGAAGAGCGATTAATCCACAATTGCCACGAAGTTCGCCATCAACAACCTTTGCATTAAAAAATCGAAGCATTAACTTATTTGCATTTTTCATCGGTAAATGAATTGAAACTCCAGTTGAAATAGGTTTATATTCAACTTTAAGATCGCCAAAAATTTCTTTAAAAGGTAATAACAATTTTTTATGCGCTTTGTTTTCAATATCAAATCTCTCTCCGGATATTCTAACTTTCTTTACTACCTTTTTAGCTGATTTCTTTTTGGGAGCTTCATCCTCGTCGTCATCGTCGTCATCTTCTTCTTCGTCTTCATCCTCTTCGTCGTCATCGTCTTCTTCAACAACAACTTTCTTTACTACCTTTTTAGCAGGTTTCTTTTTGGGAGCTTCATCTTCGTCTTCTTCGTCATCGTCTTCTTCATATTCAGGTTCATCTTCTTCGTCGTCCTCATCTTCGTCGTCAACAACCTTTTTAGCAGGTTTTTTAGTTGATTTCTTTTTGGGAGCTTCTTCCTCGTCTTCTATTACAGGTTCTTCAAAAAAGGCAGAATACATTTCTACCAAATCTGGAAGGTCAGTGTCTTCTACACCTTCAATTTCTTCTTCTTTCAATTTCTTCAGAACGATTGCTTTCGCATCTTCTTCAGTTCCTTTCTTGCTTACTATATTTAAGCCAGCAAGAGTTTTTTCCATTTGTTTCGTTAATTTTGTCATAATTTGTTTTGTTTTAAATTATTTGTAATTTGTTTTGTTTTACTAATTAACTTTGTTTGTTTTTATTTTTAAAATTTAATTTTATTCTTTTCCCCTCTAAAGTCTCAAAAAATTTTAAATATGTCTTACGACTTTTCCTACTGGCAAAATGCATTATAATAATTTTACCTTCTCTTAACTCAAAAAGATTCTGCTGTTCCTTTACTAAAACTATCTCACCTACTTTGAAAGACTGAGGGGATTGCTTATTCCAGTTAGCTTTCTGAATTTCAGGTCTTATTCTTAAAACCTTTGGTAAGGGACTCTTTATTAATTTTTCCATTTTAATTCCTCCTTTTTAAAAAGTTAAAATTAATTTTAACTTTACCTGAAATGTAAGAAACAAACTCATTTGTCACTGCCCAATAATAAAAAATTAAACTTACTATTAGCGAAATTATATAAGTACTCAACAAAGCCCAAAAAGGAACTGGTACTGACAAATAATCAAACTTACTAAAGTTTCTTCTAATCCATTTCTTATCTAATTTAGGATATAGCCAATCAGCAAATTTAATTAAATTCAAAGTATCATGAACAGCAAAATAATTACGAGTTTCAATAGGAAGGTCATATACCTCAGTCCAAGATATCACTTTTGACCACTGAATTATATTCTTTTTATCTACACTTAAACAAATAATATATTCATTCATATTACCACCCTTCCAGTAAGCTTCTTGCATATATCCAGTGTTATCATCTGCATTCAACCAAACTAATACCCATACTCTTACTTGTTTCTTCTTTCCTAGCATTCCATTAATCCAATTAAATTTTTTCTGAATTATTTTTAAGTTAGTATTTGAAATTCTTATATTAGAATCCCCTAAAACAGCATCAAGCGATGTACTACTTAACTTTGGATAGTCAAATAATTTGTATTGCTTCTTATCCTGTTCGTTAACTTTTGGATAATTAAATACACTTTGAGAACACTGTACCTTATTAGTATAAGTATGTTTACTAGCATAAAAATCAAAAGTTTCATAAGTGCCTGGCCAATCTACAGAATATTTATTCCCATCTTCTGTATAATAATCACGATGAAGATCTGTAAATACTTGCTTCACATTATATAATTTTACATAATAAGAATAATTATTTGCTGAAATGGCATGTTTCATTCCATCATTTAAAATTATATAATATTCTGCTGAATGATATTCTCTGTATGAACAATCATAGGTTTCTGTACAATAAGTTGTATTTCCTTTCACATCACTACCACAAGCATAAGAACGTGTACAGGTCTTAGTTATCCATTCATCCCATGGCTCGTAATATTCAACAGAGGTAACATAGTTACCCCAGTACTCAGTATCATTTACAAGAGATCTTCTTCCCCATGTCTGAAATAATAGAATCACACCAATGGCAATGAATATAGGAATTATGGATTCCCATATAGTTAATTCATTTCCCTTCCAAACAAAGAATATTATTAGAAGAGTTATTGGTATTATTAAAGAAAACCAAATTGGATCCATAATTATTATTTTTTAATAGTTAAGCCAAGATCAATATCATTCTCTTCACCTTTAGCATAAACATCTTTAGTTGCAGAAGAGGTTATAATTTCAATATGAACAGTATCATTTCTATTAACAATCCATTTCGCTGGCCATTTATTGAGTAAAGATTTATATTCTCTGTTATAATCAATTAGTTTGGTCTGCTGTTCAAAGAAGTCTTTTCTATTCGCTTCTATTACAACAGAAAGTTTATCATATAAAGAACCAGCTGCTGAAAGGTCAAAAGTCGGATTACTTTCTGTTATCCACTTCATTAAAGAACCATCTCCTTTAGAATATCGTCCTTCAATAAGAGCAGGATATATTTCCTTAAATGCTTCTTTTGATACTTCAAATTTAGCTTTTGCTAATTCAGCTTCTTGTTTAATAGTTTTAAACATTTTATCAAAATTAGCTTTACAAACATCTTGTTGCGCTAATACAAGATTCTTTTTATCAACTTTTTCATTGCTAATTGAAACCACTGTTCCAATAATTATAATAACAAATACTGCTACCACACACAGAGTGATAATTAATGGTAATTTTTTCATTTTTAACCTCCTATTTTAAATCTTTCAAATTATCAAAAAATGCACAAATCGTTTTAAAAGTACGAAGTCGCGCATTAGATTTATCTGAATTATTATTAGGAAATTCATTAGGATTATTCCAAAAATCTTTCTCCCATTCCTTACGAGTTCTTAAAAAACATCCCAATTGAATAACCTGTTCTTTTTCTTTATTAAAATATCCACAGGCTGTATATTTATAACCATTAATAATAAAAATTGCATTATACTCACCGATTTTAGCATATTCACCGATTTTAGCAAACTTACCGATTTTAGCAGACTTACCGATTTTAGCAAACTTACCGATTTTAGCAGACTCACCGATTTTAGCTAATCCACCAATTTTAACAGACTCACCGATTTTAGCGTATTCACCGATTTCAACAGACTCACCGATTTTAGCATATTCACCGATTTTAGCGTATTCACCGATTTCAACAGACTCACCGATTTTAGCTAATCCACCAATTTTAGCAGACTCACCGATTTTAGCGTATTCACCGATTTCAACAGACTCACCGATTTTAGCTAATCCACCAATTTTAGCATATTCACCGATTTTAGCGTATTCACCGATTTCAACAGACTCACCGATTTTAGCGTACTTACCGATTTTAGCAGACTCACCGATTTTAGCTAATCCACCAATTTTAGCAGACTCACCGATTTTAGCGTATTCACCGATTTCAGCATATTCACCGATTTCAACAGACTCACCGATTTTAGCAGACTCACCGATTTTAGCGTATTCACCGATTTCAGCATATTCACCGATTTCAACAGACTCACCGATTTTAATATTTAATCTCAAAAATTCTTCTTTTAAATCGGAAATAATTTCATATTGAAACCTTTTCCAATAATAATTTTCATCTCTTAAATAAAGTGTTTTCATTTTTAGTTCCTCCATTTTTGATTTTACAATTTTGATTTACGTTTTCGAATTTACAAGCTAATTAAAGGTATTTTTCAGTACAAACAAAATTTTTTATTACATATTTTTAATCAACAGCAGAATAATTAATTACAGTAAATTTTCTTCTTTCTGAATTAAGTTCTTTTTCAAATGATTTCAAATGATTAACCTGTTTTTTAACAATCAGATTTATTTTTTCTTTTTTGAATAACTTCTGAATATAATTTATCGGATAACCTTTTAAATATAATAAAAATGCTGGCTTTTCATTTCCAAAAAGACCAGCTAAAAAATCAACCTCACGCACTATTATTTTTTGTTTCTTAAAATCAATTAAAGTAAAATCATCAGCAAAACCCACATCAGTCTTAAACTCTTCAACAAATACTAAATTTTCTTTTGATATTTGAGTCATCAAATCTTTTACTCTATTAATCAATGCTGTCCTTAAATAATAAAGAACAGGAATTGGTTTATACCTTCCTGTTCTTTCAAATTCTTTCCATTTTAACTTATAAGTTCTTAATGAAGTCAAAATTTTTAATTTTAAATCTTGAACTATATCCTCTCGCTCATAGCCAATGCGCTCAAAACTAAACAATTTTTTTGCATAAATATTTGCTAAATATTCATACTCCTTATACAATTTGTTTAAATCCATGGTTCCTCCTTATTTTAATTAATAATTTATTGTAGTCTGTAGGAGAATTGAACTCCTATTCCCAGGTTGAAAACCTGATGTACTAACCATTATACGAACAGACCGATTTTAAAAAAGAATTTATTCTCACTATTTTTATTCTACAATTTTTCAATTTACAAGCTAATTAAAACTTTATTTTTTTAATTGCAAAATAAATTTTTAAAAAGTTTTCAACTATTCTATAAAATCCTAGTCAGTTCATGCAATTTGATGACTCTTTTTTCTTTCTTACCTTTTACTTTCAAAAAAGCAAAGTTCTTTTCAAAATTTACAGTTTCAATTTTACCTACAAATTTTTTATTATCAATTAAAAATCTTACATCAGAACCCTCAATATAATAATTTTTTATATCCTTCTCAGTTAATTCAAACTGTGGTAGTCCTCCTTTTGCTAAGGGATAGATTTTTTTTATATATTCATTTCTTATTTCCTCAGAAGAAAATATACTGTCTATTTGATTTCTCATAGCTATATTTTCTATCTTTTCCTTCTTATATCCCATTAATTTACGATAAAATTCTTTATCTTTTATAGACACTGATATTTTTGCTCGTATTTCTGAAATATAATACTCTTGTTGTAAAACATCTAAGAATTCTAATGGAGATAAGTTTTTTGTCTTTGTTATCATTTCAATCAACAACTTTACAATTTCATGTTTTATAACTGAATTAAATCAGCTTCTTCTTTTCAACAGTACCGCACAAATATTCGTTCACACTCTTTAAATTATTAAATGCTGCTTTAATTTCCTTATCAGTAGAATCACCCCAATCTTTCTCAGCAACAGAAACACACCAAACATTAGTAAATTCCTTTTTTAATAAAATTGCATGCTTCTTAATGGTATTTATTGCATCTGGATCGAAGGCAATAATGATATTTTTAATTCCCTTCCTCTTCAATTTCTCTATTTGATAAAGGCTTATATTTTTACCAAACATAAAACAGCACTTCATTTTCAAATCATAATCTAATTGCAACGCTCTGTCTACTGCTTTTTTGTCAAAAACACCCTCAACCAATATTACAATTTCAGTTCCAAATAATATTTCTTCTATTCCACCTATTAATTTTGAAAAATCTGTTTCATCAGAATTTTTCCATCTCAAATAGCGTTTCTTTAGTCCTTTTGTCTTATAATTATAATTAATTGTCTTAATTTCTTCTTTTGATAATCTTGAGCGAGCGATATAGCCTTTTACTTCATTATCTTCTTTTATTACGATTATAATATAATTCTTTAATTTTCTCTCTCTTTCAGTTTCCCCTATCAAATATTTCTCAAAGTCTTTTTGAGTAAATCCTCTACTTTTTAAATAATTGTCTTTTTTGAGTCTCTGGAAACCCTTTGGAAGAGATTTTTCTGGCACGTATAAATCTTCTTCGGTTAATGCTTTTTGTTTTTCTTGCTGAAATAGAACTAATTTATTTGATAAGGTTTTTGTTTCTAAAGACTCTCCCTCTAATAGAAATTCTTTATTTAGCTTTTTTAGTAATTTCTTAAGATTTCCAACTCTTCCGCATTTCTTACAATCCCACGCATTCTTATAAGTTCCTAATTCATTCTTTTTAAAAATCTTAATTCTGTTTAAATAAAAGTGTCTTGCCTCATTGCAAAAAATGCAGTCTGAAACTACATGATCTCCTTTGCTATTAAGGAAACTATTTGGTAATAATTTTAAAAAATCAATTTTCATCCATTAAACTTCTTTATCTATAAAGTTTTCTATTGTTTTTTTACGGTCATAAAAACGAAGTTTCGGAAAATTAGTACACAAATAAATTAAAAAATCTCTATCTCCGTCTCGAATCTTATCAGCAAAAAGTCTCATCACTTTATTTTTGCGTTCATCCTTTGTTTGATTCATTGTAATTAAACCATCAGTAGAACGCAGTTTTCCTTTACATTCTGCAGTATTATATCTCGTTAGCACAAACTCTGGGTCGTTTAATTGTTCAGGGCTTACAGAAGAAATTTGTGAAAAACTAATTAAATCTGCTTGAAATTCCATTGCAATTTCTTTACAGCCTTGAGCTACTTTATTTAGTTTATGATGTTCCTCTGACGGTTTATACCAATGACCATTGCCAGGATCTAATAAATCTAAATAATCTATCACAATCCTATCTATATGACCATAAGATTTATTCATTTCAATTAAACTATTTCTCACATCAATTAAAGTTGCTTCGCCAAACCTTTCAAAAGCTTCCACATAAATTTCACCCTTACCAATATTTTCAATAACCTTTTTTGCTTTCTTTAATTTTTCTACTTCTATATCTCCAGTCTTTATATCTTTATATTGTATCCCTGACCATGCAGCATCATACCTATCTTCTACCTGACGTCGTAGTCCCTCTAACTGAAAGTGGGCAATTTTATATCCTCTTCTTGCAGCTGCTATCCCTGTATGAACAGCCAAAATACTTTTACCAACATTAGAATCTCCTAAAAAAAGAAAAAACTCTCCTTGTTCGGCACCACCATTTGTTTTATCATCCAGCTCATCAATTCCAAAAGGAATTTTTCTATATTTTTCTTGTGTTTTCTTTAATATCTGTCTCTTCATAAATCCTTCAAACACCTTTTCAAACTTCACCGCACCTAAAGTAAAATTTGAAAATTCTTCAGCTTCTTTAACAAAATAATCAAACGCTTTTTTCTTTTGGTCTTCATTGTAAAGATCTCCTAAAGAATTATAAATCTCAACAAATCTATTTTGCTTTAAAAACAACTCAAAACCATGAGTGGTACTACTTAAATCAGGAATTACTACTTCTTTAATTTTTGAAAGAACTCTATTACACCCTGTTTTATTTCTTGTGAGTAATTGAAGTTTTCCTATTGATGTTAAAGATTTATTAAGACTCCATTCTGCTTTTATATTTTTCCATAGCTCTTTATAAACATCATCTGGAAGATAATTCAATTTAAGATGTTGAAGAGCCATCAAAAGAAATTGTTTATTGGTTAAACATAATTTAAACAATTCATCAATAAAATCCTCATTCAATAAATTCTCAGCCATAAAAATTTCATTTTATAATCCTGACGCAGTTTCTTTTAATTCTTCTAATGCAGTATCGACTATTTCCCTAACTTTTTCTTCAAAGGCTTCTTCAAGCTCCTCTTCAGTAAAATTCTCATTATTAGTTTTTATTTCTTCTCGCAATTCCGCTTCATCATAATCCTCGCACTCAATACTTTCAATATCAGAAGACCATGATTGTAATGCGTCTATGCGTTCTTGTAAGGTTTCTCCTGAAGAAGAAGATTGAAGTTGCTCAGGCATATTATTTAACTTATCCTCGCATTCGCTGCTTAAATTCTCAATCTCATCAACAAATTCTTCTTTTAAAGAATCAAAATCATCTTTAGTTCCAGCAGAAGATTCAGAAATTCTATCTTCTAAATCATATAATTGACTAAGAAAATCTGATTGAGTTAATTGACTTCTTTTTGGATAAGTTTTACTATAATGTTTACCACCAAAACGAAAAGACCACCAATAATAAGATTCTCCCTTCTTAACTATAAAATCATTATCAGTTAAAGTTTCTTTTCTACTTAATTTTTGTTTACCTTCATATGTCAGCACATCTTTGTATGCTTTCTTAACTTGATTAACTTTTGCCATTTTTGTTTTTAACTATTTATATTTATTATAAAATCTATAACCGCTAACCAAACCGCTTCTATAAGCGTATCCGCATTAAAACATCTAAATCCATTTAATCTTACCATTATCTGCCCTGTTTCTTCATTAATCATTCCAAATGTTCTAGGTATGGGATAATCAATATATTCCTTCCCGTCTCCTATTTGCATTCTGCAAATTTTTTCTAATACTGGCATTAACCAATCCCATGATGAATAATATCTTAAATCATCTATATTAATTGGAGAACAACCGCCAGCAGGATTATTAATTTCTTTTAAATTAAAAACTTGTTCGACACCATCAATATCTTTTTTGATAATCGCTCCCATAAACACAGCAATTAATTTATTATTTTGTTGTATCTCTAAATTTGTCATATTTATTCAAGTTTTCGTTTTTTATATAATTTAGGAAAATTATTTTTTAATATCTCTTTACAGTTAATTGCCGACAGGCACATCAAACAATTCTTTGATAGATTATTATACAAACTGGTATTTTGAACACACCACATTAAGCCTTCTTCTTTATTCAAAAATCTATGTTTTTCGCCTTCCTCGACATTATTAATCTTTAAGAAAAAATCAACACTCCTTTTTGCTTGAGTAAATTTAGCAAGTATTTTTTGTCCTATATCCTGACGAATATTTCTTGAGAATATTTTTGAATGATATTCATCATAGCGAACAATCGCTTTCTTGCCAAAAATCCATGAAAAATAAATTACATTTTTACCAAATTTAGTCTTCATGTCTCTCCAATAATTAAATTGATATTCACAATAATATACAACAAAAGCAGCTCCTAAACTACTTTTATTAATTTTACTTTGAAAATGGTTTTTAAATTTCTCTATAGTTTTATTGTCTGCATCTTTTAAATAAACTACAAAATCAGGATTCAAAGTAATTTCTCTTATAAATTCCTGATAGATTTCAGAGCATAAATCCTCAAACTTCTTCATTAACAATTTTCATTTACGATTTAATCTCACAGTTTTATTTATAATTTTCTTTATTTCTTCTTTTTATTTCTTTTCTTTCTATATTTAGGGTCTTCCCAAAGTTTTTTAACAGACTCACTAATTTTTACTCTCTGTTCTAAAGAAATAGTCTTTCCTAAATTAGCTCTTCTTATATTTTCTTTATGTTCTTCTGTAAGTTTCATTCCTATTCTCGCTTTGCTTATATTTTTACGATGTTCTTTAGAACATTTTTTATTTTTTCTATTTTTACAAAATTTTTCTTCTGCTTCAGGGTGTTCTTTAAAATATTTTTTTCTAGCTTTACTTATTTTCTTTTTGGTTTTCTCTGAATGGTGCTTATTTTTCATAGGGTGTCCGTCCCTCTCAATTTGTTTTTTTGTTGATTTAGACATTTTCTTTTTTGCTTTCTTTGTATGGCATCTTCTCTTCATTGGACTATCTTGTGTTAAAAATCTTCTCTTTTGAGCCTTACTGCAATTTTCTTTTTGTTTTTCTGTCCATTTAAATCCTGAAGTTCCCTCTCCTCCATCTGTCATATTATAACCAAAATCGTGACCATATCTATTTATATTAGTTTTAAATTTTCTAATATAAATTCTTTCCCAAACTTTTGCTTCTTTTATTGTTTTACAAACTCTTATCACTTCTTTTTTAAAATTATTTCTTCCATATTTTCTTATAGCGTTATGGAAACAATAATTGCTATTAAACTTGAAAGTATTTTCACAATGCCCTTTCCATCTCTTTTGTAAAGTCCCACTTGAATAACCAAAATATTTTTTATTATCAATTATGTTTGTTATTTTATAAACTATCATAATAAGCATTTTAACTTATTATAACTGAGTTAATCTTCTTTCTTATCTACCTTATTTATTAAGCCAATTAAGACAAAATGTTCCAAATAATTCTAAAATATTTTTTTCTCTCATATCAAATATTTCTATATTTACTGCACCCACTAATTTCTCATAAGTTTTTATTCTATGTAAAGAATGTTCACAAAAATATCTATCTTCATTATCAATAAAATCCACAAATAAACTCTTTTTCTTTTTTTCAGTGACACCTGTTACTCTTCCTCTAATTTGTGTAATAAGACTACTCTCAAAACCTCCAGAAATATTTAATAAAATTTGTGCTTCAGGCAATGTAATTCCTTTTTTGTAAATATAAGAACTAAATAAAATATTATTATTTCCTTTTAAAAAATTATTTTTTTCTAATTCTCTTCTATCTACAGTATCTATTCCTGATATGAATGGATACCCACTTTTTTTAGATAACATTCTCCCATGTGTGATATTATTAGTTATCAACAAGGTTTTTATATTATTTTCATTAAAGAAAGCCACAACCTTCAATATTATTTCATTTCTTTGTTTATTTTTTATTATTAGTCTCTCAACTAATTTACTATAAGTTCCTACTTGTCTTTCATGTTTTAAATATAATAATAAAACCTTATTCTCAGCAATAACACCTCTTTCGATTAATTTCTCTTCTTTAATTTCATAAATAATTCCACCAGTAATTTCTTTTACATTCACAGCAGCAATCTTATCATCCTTTAATGGTGTTGCTGATAAGGAAAGCAAATATTCAGAATTTAATCTTCTAATCAATCCTATTTTAAATTTTGATTTTGAGAATTCGTGCACTTCGTCTACAATTCCTAGGACAACACTATTTAATAATAACAAAATTTTTTTATATTTTTCAGGATGTTTTTCTTTATTTCTATAAATGCTTTGAATTGTTTGACACATAGCAACATTAATGTTTTTTAAATCAAACACATTTCCTTTTATTTTTCCTATTTCTTCAGGATAAAGATTTAAAAATTTTGAAATATCATTTATTGCTTGACTGAATAAATCAGTAGAATCAGTTAAAAAAAGTATAATTGAACCAGGTTTCCTTTCTAAAATTAACCTAATTATTTCTGATGCGACAAATGTTTTTCCACCCCTGGTAGGGATTTTGATTATCCCAATTCGTTTTTTAAAGAAAACCTTAATTGCTTCTCTTTGATAATCTCTCTCAGGAGGCAAAAGCTGTTTTGAGAACTTTATCCAACTAATATCTTGGTCTTCATTACCTTGAAATTCATATTTTATTTTGTTCTTCTTCAACGCTCTCTCCACATATTCCCACAAGCCATAAGAAAAACTTTTCCTTCTTTTATTAAATTTCTTTATTCTGCCATCCCAATGGTGTTCTTGGTACTTATTTGAAAACTCTGCACCTGGTATTCTGAATGAAAGGCATTTTATTAAAAGCCTTAATTCAATACTATTATAATTAAAACAAAATACGTTTCGTTTGATTTTCTTGAAAGTCAGCACAATCTTAATTACAATTTTTATGTTTTTCTTTGAATTTTTAACTTCTTCTTGAATTAGCTTATTATAATCTCTCAACATTCTAATTTCTAAGCCTTTCTTATTTGTTAACTTCTCTACACTTTTACAAATTTCACAACTAACTATACATCTGGAAAGGTCTACAATAATATACTTCTTGTTAGGCTTAATTTTTTCTTCTTCAAAATGTAAATCAAAAAGCTTAATTACATTTTTTTTTCTTTTTAAATAATCATCCATACTTAACCCAACACCATTAAAATTAACATTTAACATTACACTATTTTAAATGAGGATTTGTTTTTCTCGCTGATACAGGATACCAACGGATGCAAATTTTTATATAACTATTTTCTTTATCAACAATAACAACTGTAGATTTTTGACAGTTCTTATAAATTTTATATTGATTATAAGTACCACTAGAAGTTACATAAGAATATCCTAATTTAAACAACGCTTCTTCATCATATTTCCAATAACTGCTTACTCCATCAGTCCATTCTTTTTGTTAACTTGATAAATCAGAACCACCGATAACCTCGTTTTCATAATTAGCAATAGATTTTTCAGTTTGAGCGTGACACGGAACACAACCTGATAAGGTACAAACAGTAACGATTAAAAGAATTAATTTTTTCATAAATTTTTGTTTTAAAATATTTTATTATTTTTATTATGTCCAATAATCCTCATACTTCTTGTTCTTCTTAACTATGTTTTGTTCTTTTTCTTTCTCTAAAAGCTCAATCTTCTTTCGCTTTAAGGATTTCTGTTGTTTAATTTTCTTATTCTTCATTGTTTAATCTCGTTCCCACTTATGAGCATTTTTCTTTAATTCACCAAAAGTAGTTTCTATATTAAAATGGCGTTCTTTGTTTTTCACTACCTTAAAACCATATTTCTCACAAACATCATGAGCATAACGAAATTTAGAAACAATTATAAACGCTTTTGCTGGTGCAGCAGCATTTCCATTAGCATTACCACCATTTCTATAATGGTATAAATCTAATAAAGTTTTAAAAACCTCTTGCTTCTCGCCTGTAATATTACAAAATAATCTCTTATAACCTTCCATTATTGGCCAAAGCTCTGTATCTAATTTATGGCGAGTTTCAGCGCAGCGATCTAAGATTTCAAAAAATTCTTTATCAGTAAATAATTTTTGCTTATTAACTGAAAGGGCTAATTTTTCATTCAAAGAACACAAGGCTTTTTGATTGTTTTCAATAAAAGATTTCCGAATTATAGCTGACCTGCCATTATATTCAATATCATCATCAATTTTAGCTTTTTTATCGGGTGTAATTTCTTCATATTTTTTTAAGGTTCTTAATTTAACAAACTCTAGCCACATCTTTTTTGAAAACTTAAAATCATCACCAAATTTTTCAAGAATTTCACCATAAGCGTCCAATTTAATACTGTTAGCGGCTTGACAAATTTCACTTTGTAATTTGTCTGCCACTAAAATTATCGCTTTCCCTTTTTCTTGTTTAGTTTCATAATCAGAAAGCGACAATTCTTTCATCATTTGTTTTGTAATGTCTTCTTTTTGCATAATTTTACAATTTTAATTTACGATTTATAAATTTTTAAATTATAACTTTGAAATCCAAAGTATTAAGATTTCGACGATTTTTTGGTCTACAAAACTCCCTCAATTTATTTTTACAATAATTTCTACAATTAACATCCTGATTTTATAAAATAAAGCGCAAAACGATTTTTAATCATATTGAATTGAAATCTCTATATTTTCTCTCGTTAAACGATTCTTTAAATAATCTTCTAAATCAACATCAGCCACAGAATTAACTGGAGCTGGTAATATAGTCCGCCTCAGCCAAATACCTATTGCTTCTCCAACTGCTAAAGAACTTGCCAATAATATTTTTGTCCCGACTCTGGATGGTTGAAAAAATGTTATTCCATAAGGTAATGCTCTTGAATTTTGAATAGTTCCAATCTTATTATCTACAAACGCTTCCTTTCCTATTTCTAATTTAGCATTCTTATCTGTCAAAGGATAAGTAAAATATAAATAAATATTTGTAACTGCTGCACTGGTAGTGTTCTTCAATGCTATTGCTTTTGTTTCTATTGATTCATTTTGTTGGCCAAGCAAAGAAATATCAGAAAATACATTTTCTAATAAGCTATTTGGCACTTCACACTCACTAATATAGCCACCTAAAGATTTTTCAGGATCTAATTGCCATTCATTATTTGTCTTTGCTCCTGTATAAAATAATTTCATAATTTTTATTTTTATCTTATTCGTTAACTTTGTTTTAAACTGCTTTAAACCCAGCTAAAACAACAACATTACAAGTTTTACCAATTGGAACTTCTACATTTCTAACATGAATAGCACAATTAAATTTTTCCGCATTTACTAATCTAAATTCACTCATTTTTCCAACAAATATTGGGATATTAATCCCTGTTGAATCGCTACCTTCTTCAACCATTACCAATTGAAATTTTAAAGGCGATGGAATCTCAAGAGGAGATTCTACTGTTTGATAAGCATAAATATGAAGAAAAGTGCAATCTTCTGGTAATCCTGATAGGTGATTGAAAATACTTTCACTAAATGTATTCCCATGCTTCAGTGTAAATACTTTGTGTTCTAAACTTGAAACATCAAAATCGCCATCAGGATAACCTTCTGTATAATTATTTAAAATTACTTGACTGTTTAGCTCATCAAAAACTTGAGAGACAATATTTTGTATTTTTAATTTAAATGACATAATTTATTTTATAAGTTAATTATTGTATTTCTATTGTTAATGATGCCTGAATATCCCATCTTGCATTTGAATTTCCTGGTGCTCTTGTTAATGTCAAATCTACAGCTGGATCGGTAAAAGTATAACCTTGTGTATTCCAAACAACACCAGAATTAGCTAAAGCATAAATATTAAAAAACATTTTATTCGAACCAGCAGCAATATTAACAGGTTGAATGCCAGACGGAGATTTTACAGTGTCACTTTGACAAAGACATAAAGCATAGCCAATTTGTTTATATAATGATAAAAATGGAAGTGTATTAATCTCTACAGCTCCAACATCATTTGCACCATTAGTAACGACATCATTTAAAAACAATTGAATATGACAAGTTTTTCCAATTTTTTTATATCTAAAATAACTATTTACACCAATAGAAGCAATTGGATAATTTGTTCCTGAACCATCCATATTTGCATTTGTAGTAACTATCCCTGTTAAATCTAAATCAACCCATGAATTTAATACAGTTTCTAATTCATTAAATTCATGTATTTCCCAATTTACACCATTAAATATTAACTTTAATGTTATACCATTTATAGTGTTTACTTTTATAATATAATCTGATGTTAAATCTAAAACATTGAAATATGGTGCTGTAGAGGCAGTTGCGCTTTGAGTTATTATAAAAGTAAAAGCATTTAAAGTTATATTCGCTGCAATTTTCACCCAAAAAACATTTCCTTCTCTTGCACCGCTTGTTACTAAATTTATTTTTTGATTTGCAGCTAAATTTTTTACTCCAGTAAATATTTCTGTTTGTTTATTTGTTCCAACAACTAAATCAATTACAGCAGGAACACCACCTACAGTCAAACTATAATTATTCACTCCTATTAAATCACCAAGATTAAAATTACTATAAGCTGACGGATTTAAAAGCAATGTTATAAATGTTGTAACAGGATCTGAAGTATAATCTGTTCTAATAGCTCCAACTAACAAGTGACCAGTAGAATCATATTGATTTTCTTTATAATATCCTTTTCCTGCTATGCTACTGGGTATTTGAGACCACTGACTATATTCATCTATATGTTTAAATCTATATTTTACATTATAAGAAGCCGCTGTTGCATGATAAACTAACAACCAACACTTTCCTATTCTTTCATTAATTTTAAATGTAAAAATATTCTCAGGCAGTTCTGCGTCAGTTGGGGTAGGATTTATAGAAAAAGAAAATTCTATTTCTTCTGCATCAGGTGTAACAAGTAATTCTTGAGTGATTCCATTATATTTTTTATAATCTAAGGTGTCAAGAATTAATTTAATATCTGTGCCTGTCTTTAAACTAGATTTTATTAAGGAATAAGAACCATCTTTAGTATATAATCTGAATCCATCAAAATCATGGTCAGCAAAATCTGATGTGCTCTTAAATCTTCCACCCTCACCAGCATTTAAAGTTACTTTATTTGTTTCAGGATCTACACTGAAAGTTGAGCTCCTAAATGCCCACCCCATATAAACAATATTCTTATCTCTTGGCGAAAGAGTATTGTCATATTTTGCAGCTTCTATACCAATTATCTTTGCTCCAACATCAGTATAAAGAGCTTTACTCATATTAATAAAATTATAATCAGCTCTGGTTCTCCAAATATATAAACTTCTTTTATCTTGAAGTTCCACGACGCCAGTCACCACCCTAACTCTTGCGATATAAAATTCTAAATCAATATTTGTTATTGTAGGAGGAGTTTCCGCAACAGCTTCTTGCACATAAGTTAAAAGACAACTATCATATTGAATAGGATATTTATCTGCAGTTGGGATTACCTTTCCTGGAGTAAAGGTCCCAACAATCGCATAAGTTAAATCAGTTTCAACGGATGCTCCAATTGTATTTAATATTGCATGATTATCATCAATCACTTCCAAAATCTCATATTCTAAAGTATTATTGACAGCATTAATGAATTTAATTTTTGTTGGAAAGTCAGGTTCTCCTCTTAATGTTGTCAAAAATGATGTTCCTGTTCCAACTAAATTTCCACTTATATCTACATCAACTGTTCCGGCTTCAACTGAAGAATATTGATGAGCAATTTTCATCCAATACCAAACACTATCTGTTAAAATTGCTGTTAAATCAATATCAGTTGTTAATGTTTTATAAATTAAATCTCCATTCTTATCTATTGCTCTAATTTCTTTATGTTTAATATGTCCTGCACTATCATTTTCCACCAAAGCGTTATCAAAAGTATTATTTTTTGTGTTCTTTATAATACCAAAAGTCAAAGAATTGTCTTTCAAATTCATTCTAAAACCATTATCATCTAAAGATTGACGAAAACTGTCTATTTCAAATTTGCCAAGAAATTGTTCAATACCAAATTTTTCTTTCATAAACTTTAATTTTAATAGCTTCCTGAAGAGGAAGAACTTTGATTATTATTCGCTAAATAAATATTCTTAAAATTACAATTATAAGGCAATAAATACCTTCTCATTATTTCTTCAACTTGCTCATTCGTCAAACTCATATTATTTTGTTCCATCCAAATTTCAATAAAATTTTTTGTTTGAACAAAACCAGTAGAAAATGGTGTTTTTAACGGCTTAACCTTAAAGTCCCAAATATATAAGGAATTAATTGATGAGAATCTACTAATTGAAAAAACAAAAGGAATTATTTTTCTTATCGTTGTTTGAAATTTTAAATTTACACCAACATTTAAATTAGTTTGAGAATCTATAATAGATTTCAATGGCTCATCTTTTTTATAAATTATAACTCTCACAAAATAATAAGTATCTACTTTAGATAACTTAATTGCTGATAGGGCATAATTACAAGGCAACCCTGTATTAATGCTTAATAAATTTGTTTGATTATTATCACTATCAAAAGCAAAACAGCCAACAGGAATTTGCGCTGGTTGATTACCACCTAACGACCAACTATCAGAAGTGCTGTCAGAATCAGAATCATCAAAAGTCGGTTGTTTCAGCCAAAAAGTAATCTCATAATCTACATCTTCGTGAACTCTTATCACTTTATTAAAATCAGCATGAGGAAAATCATTTGGATCTATGCCAATGCCAGCAGTACCACTTAATGGAACATTTTTTATTTCCATCACATGTTTGTCTGACCAGTAATCATGCTCTTTCTTAATATATTGAGAATTAAATAAAGGATAGTTTACTAAACTTAAAACATCTTGAGAATTTTCATACGCTTTATTCACAGAATTTTGATTGGTTAATCCTTGCCATAAGGGAGAAGAATTATTTATATTCCAACCGATATATTTTTTATCTATCAAATTAAAAATAAACTCATCTAGATTCTTATAACAAATTAATCTTAACAGTTCACCATTTACAGATTTCCCATTATTGCTTTTTGTATGAAAAATAGAAGTTAATGGTAATTCTGTACTTTGTTTTTCTTTTATTATTTGTAATGTTCCTCTTTGTCTTATCTCATCAAAATATTTGTTCATTAAATACATCATATCTTGATATTGAGGATTATCATTCAAAAATAAACCTTTTTGTTCTAAATAATCCTCTAAAAGATTAGGATAATTCTTAAATTCATCAATAAGCCTTCTTCCATAAATAACCACAATGGCAAAATAATTCGCTACTGTTCTCCAAAAATCAATATAATCTTTATCCTCACTACTATTCTGATTAATTCTTCTTAAAATATAATTTGGAACAACACCCTTATAATATAATTTTTTAGTCACATTCATGCACCATTTGAGAACATCAGCATCTACCAAATTCTCAAATTGAGCAAATATACTAGATTGAAAGATTGTGCCAGAAATAGGAGTTGAAAACGTTCCATTTAAAGTAACAGAATCAAATTCTAAAATACCTGTAGAATCAGTTCCGGCTCTTGTATAGCGATAATTAATTAAAAAATAATCAGTCGAAGAAATAGTAATTGCAGAAAGATTAGAATTATTTAAAGGTATAAAATTAGAAAAATTAAGACCATCATTAGAATAAGAAAATTCCTTTAAAAAAAAGCGAGTGCCTGTCTCTCCAATTATAACATCAATAAAAGAAGTAATAGAAGTTAATCCTGTAATAGGAATACTAGATTCCATCAAAAGAACATCACCAATCTCGCTACAAGTATTTCCTACAATCATTACTTAATATTTAAAAATTTTTCTGCATTAGTTTCTGTTATTTGCTTCCAAAGTTCTTCCCCTAAAAATACACGAAACTTCTTGCTAAATTTTTTCTCATCACACTCAACAGTATTCATATAATAATCAGAACCAAAAAGACATCTTTGCCTAAATATTTCATTGGTTATTAAATTTAATTTTAAATTAAACCATTCTTCTTCATTATACATTGTATAACTACAATCGGAATAAAGATTCGTAAATTCTTTCATCATCCCCAAAATCAATTTATCCCATTCATTACCTCTGCCTATGTGAGCCAAACTGATTTTTAATTTCGGAAATTTTGCAAAAACCTTTCTATAATTAATAGGATTAGTAAAATAATCACACAACAATTTATTATTCCCTGCCCAATCTATTTCTAACTTACACTCCTTTTTTAATAATTCTTTTAAATACTTTTTATTGCCCTCAAAGTGCATTGTGCTATTTTGAGTGCAATGTGCTATTATTGGTATCTTATTTATTTCACAATAAGAATAAATGTCATCATATCTACTATCATAAGGAAACACACCATAAGGTGGATATAATTTTAAGCCATCAAATCCCCACTGTTCAATAGTTTTTTTAAACAATTCAAAATATCCCAATCTTCTACAATCTATATGTGTAAACAATTTAATATTATTTGGGTATTTCTTTTTTAAATTTGACAATTCAATAAGTTGCTTTTCATAAGATCGTCTAACTTTTCCTGCTCCCATTAAAGACATATCCATAGATAAAATACAAAACACAGTATCTTCAGGATAATTACTATAACAATCCAAAAATCGTGCTTCCTGAGAATCCATTTTACCCTTATCACCAAAATTTTTCAATCTATCCCATTTATCTTTATCTGAAAAGGGATTTAAAGTATGTAAAAATCCTGAAATCCATTGCCAGCTTTCATTCTTTTTTAATAAAAACATTGGAATAACACCAAACAATCTATCAGGAGTGTCTAATATACCATCAAACGTATGTATATGTATATTATAAATCATTTTAAAATCATTTACAATATGAAACAAATACCTTATAAAAACAAAGTATCCCGCCAAGATGTCCTGGCATGTTACTTTGAGCCATTCTGAATACTCGAATATCTATTAATCGGATAAATACCGTTAATTCGTCAAGTGTATCAATATCGTCTTGTAGCTTAGTTCCGTACCATTCCTTATAAAATGCTAATTCTTTTTTGTAGTTACCAGTAGCCCAAAGGCAATAACCGAACAAGTAGTTTATGGCATCAGAATTTGTAATGATAGCCGATTTTATTACATTTTTTACTATAAACATTTTTGTTTCATCAGACATCTCATTAAACTGTTCCGGAAAAAATTGAGGACAAAAGGTATGGAATAAATCGTAAGTAACATCTCTTACTGTGTGAGGTGCTTTGCCTGACTTATCAGGTTTTGGCGAGTAATGTCCACCGTTCTTAATATAATAATCATTCGGGTCATATGAAGGTTTTAAACATTGCAAGTCTGTGAATGTCGCAAAGTCCTTTAATATATTGCCTGTTGGCTTCATACCATAGTAAGCAAGTCCACGAGCAGCTTTGTTCGTGATAAACATATCGTCCAGCGACAATATCATTTCTTCTTTTGATTTCATTTTCTCTTTTTCCTCTTTTTATAATCTTTTATAATTAGACACCTACACCACCGATGAACAAAGTAATGCAATATTCTTAATCCGAAGTAACAAATAATCGTTACCATTACACCGACAAAAATACTATCACAAATTCGCCTGAACCAGTCCCAAGTATAATAAACTGTTACACCGCCACCACTTGCGGCTGAAATAAAACAATATAAATTATTTACTCCTTCTCTTATTGAAACTGCCGGATGTGTTAAAAATTCGATATTCATAGTCGTAAAGATTCTAATTAATATTACTTTTATTTATTACTTTTTTCATTCCTACATTTTTATTTATTCTAAAATATTTTAAAAGCCCCTACGCTCTTTTAATTCATTTGAAATTATTAAGTGAATAACAAATCAGCTGATTTATCAATTTTATTTTTAAATTTAGGAT